ATGGCCGTTAGAAATGCCATACCGAACCGGCCCGATGTGAGAAATTGACTGGTAGCCAGTGCCGTCAGGGCGTCAGGCGGCCAGAAATGTAATTGTTGCAATTTTTCATTAATCAATCTTTCCCGCATTTCCGGGTCGATATGCTGTAGCGTTTTAGAATCTTCCAGTGCCTCAAATGGCGTGGGAAGCGTGTGAAGGTAATCTTCAATCTCTACCGCCGCACCAAGCGTTAGACGGCCAAATCTGAGCGATTCTCCGGCGATTTCATGGATGAATACCGGGCTTGTCAGCTTATTCATTTGTTTTGCCCCTCAAATGAAATTAGCTACCGTTGCCGCGAAATGTGATTGTAACCGGAATTGCGCCTTTAATGTCTGCACTGCCGGTCTGAACTGATTCGACAATCGCCGGAAAGGTGGGTGCCCCTGAACCTGTCCAGGTAAGGTTGCCGGTTTGGCCAACAGTGATTGAGTGAGTGGTTCCTGTACTATAAAACGTGGCAGTTGCCTGCCGGTCACGCAAGGCGCGAATCCTTTGAACGTATTCGCTACCAGTGTCGGAGACATCAGCCAATTCGGCGGAATCTGTAAGAGATACCGAAGAAACGGCGATATTTGAGCCGCCAAAGCTCAATGTGGTATTGTAAAACGGTCTTGCTGGCATGTTTCAGCCCCTTTCTTTTTGTCAGACTGTCCAACGGATTAAAACGGTTGTCGAAACTGTCCATGGCGTCATCTGATCGCCATAGTTCAAATCAAGCTCTAAGGATTGCACGGTGCATGAATAAACGCCGCTGATATTGCCCCGGTCAAACAGGTTGACGATTGACTGAGACAAGGCCAGAACATCGGTATCAGAAGCTGCAAAGCCGCCGATCGTTAGCGTGGTTTCCCAGTTGCGGTTGGTTATTTCTTCCTCGCCGGGTGTGATTGTTCCAAGCCGAAAGACGGCAAACTGGCCTGATGTCTTTTCAGGTGCAAGCTGAAAATAAAGCGTTGTGCCCGGTATGGCTGCCGACCATGCCGATTTGATATTTGTAATGAGTGTGGCAAGATTCATGAATTAAACCTGTGACAACCGAACGGCCATGATTTTGACGTGATGTTCGCCGCGTGGGCTGTACTGCATACCCCGGTCAGTGACTTCGTAGGTTTCGCCCTTGAAAACAAAGCGGTCGTAGATTTCAGCCGGGCAGGCCGGATCGGCATAGCAGACCCAGTTGTCACGCGCCCCCATGGTGTCGTTAATCACTGCCGGGCCGCCTGTTCTGGGCTGCATATAGGCCCGGTAACTGGTGCCGCTGCCGATGGCGGGATAGGTGAATGAAACGCCGCTGTAGTTGCTTGTCACGGCGGTTTTGATAAGTAGTTCAATGGTGTGCGGGAATATCACTTGGCGGCCCTTTGCACGGCCAGTGCGAATTGAAATAAAATCGCCTGCTGTTGCGATTCAAACGCCGGACGCATGTAGGGCCGGGCGGGCAGATTGATCATGCCCTTACCGCCAAGCTCTTGAATACGTGCATAAACAAGCCCTTGCTGCGGGCCAACTTTCGCTTTTAATCCGCCATGCGTTTTTTCGTAGGCTATTTTGCGGAGATTACCCGATTGCCTGTGTGGTGGCGTGCCTGGTTCGGATGCCGTTGTCCATCTGCGGGTGTCGTTATTCCAGTAGATGCGATCCACGCCGCCCATGCTGCCGCCAAAGCGTAATGATTTGCCCGTCTTTCTACTGGTAACTGTTTTCAGGTTTTGAACTGTCTGCAAGCCCTGTGCAAAGATTCGCAAATTCTTTTGCGTGGTTGTTAATTTACTGACACCCTTACCGCGTGCCCGGTTCAATCCTAAAGGCGTTACGGCTGCCTGACCAGGTACATTCAATAACTCTTTTGCTGATCGCTGAACTCTTAAAGCTGATTGCTCAACCGCTTTTTGAAGCTCTTTATGTAGGCGGTTTGAGTATTCGCCGCCCTGCCAGCTTAAATTAAATTTTGCGGTAATCATCCCACCGCCACCACTTTGTAAGGTGCAAGCATCATCTGAATCGCCATCGGCAGGCCGTCGGCCTTGGGCGTGGCATAATTCACCGTATAATCGCCGACTTTTTCAGACGTAATAACCCCGCCTGACGGGTTGGATGTTGCCAGCCATTCGGCAAGCATGGCCACTGATGATTTAACATCGTCGGTAAGTTCTGAACCTGTAAAGGTGCGGCCACAGAAGTTATCGACAGCCGCAGAGGCTGCGGATAACAGGCTGATAGCCTTCTGCGCCGACATGCTGCCAACGGATTCGGCATACAACGCGGCCTCGCCTTGCGAGATATAAGCAGGCATTGATCTATATCCTGTAAGAAGAGCCGCCCGGCCTGCCCAAAGGCATCAAAAGACAAGCCGGAGCGACTGAGGGGCAAGCCCTCAAAAGGCGTTAAAGTTAAACAAGTTCCTGCACAATCTGGAACGCACGCGGGTCACGCACGGCACCGCCAAAGCGGTACTTGCAAGTGATCCTGACGCGGTTAGCGTACATCATCGACTGATCGTCAATCATGACCGTAAAGCCCTGCCGAAGCAGGAGAATGTACTCATTGAAGTCGCCCACGATGATTGACTTCGGCGTGCTGGCACCGGAGGCCGGTACAAACTCGTTGTAATAGATCGGGGCACCGAGCAGGGTAGGCGTTGGGCCTTGCACATAGCCGGAATCCATTGAACCCAGGAACAATGGCCGGTTCTGGCCGTCAAGCAGGTTTGCCACCTTGCCGTGCGTGCCACGGCGCATCACCCACGCCAGATTCTGCGAATAGGCAGAATTGAACGCAAAATAGGCATCCTGAATCTTCGATGCAACCAGCGTATTATTGCTGGCCGTTTTCGTGATTCCGACGTTTGTATTTGCGATAATGCCTTCCGCTTCGGTAATCGTCGTGTTACCGTTAATCACCTCATTATCAACCACAGCCGCGAAAGCCTTGGATGCTTCGGTCTGGATATACGAGTTGATACCCGCGACATCGCTGAAGAAATCAGCCGAAACATCGGTAAACATCGTTCCGGTGTTGACGGGAATCGTCAATTGACCGAATGGGCCTGTATCCAGCTTGGAAAGCGTGGTGTTGACCGTTTCACCCTTGTATGGCCGGAAAGTTGTGCCATATTGCGGGCTGGTTGTCAGGTTGTTGGTGTTGTTGTCTTTCGGGAACGTCACCTGATTGACATTTGTCGGTATGACGCGGCAGATGCGCGACATGACAGGCGTAATAGTACGCCCGACGATGATGTCAAAGCGAAAATCAGGGTCAACGGTGTTCGTTCCGTTGGTGGTTGTGCCAAGTGTCATATCCTTGGCAAACGGCATGTAGAACTCGTTCAATGAAAGGCCGGTTTCGCCGCCCTTGCCGTAGATTTCAAGCATATTGCGGTGATTGGAACTCTTGATAAGTTCCACGTGACCACGGGCAGCCAGCAGTGCGTGAAAAGCCTTGTGATATTCAGGCGACCGCAGGGCGGCCTTATCGCCATATTCACCCAGCCCGCCAAAGTCGATAACCTGCCCGTCGGCAGTGACCTGAGCCGGGCGGTGCAGGCCGGGATTGTAAACCTGAGCCTTGGCACGGTCGGGCTGCCGCGACAGCTTTTCAACCATGCGGTTAGCGTTCTCGAGTGCGGCCACGAGATGATACTCGTTGTCGCAATTCTCAAGCTGATTCACCAGGCCCTGAAAGTCGGCGGCCTTTTCAGCCCGAACTTCATCAGAAGCCGACACCATCTCATCGCGCATGGCCTGAACCTGCGCGGCCAGTCGTAGCCGGTCTTCAGCAATCGCCGAAGCCGTGCGAGTCTCCGTCAAAGCCATTTTGTGGCCTCCTTGTTTATCGCCGGTTGGCGAAGTGCTGCGAAAGTATCTGGTCAGCCAGTTCTGCCCGCTTTACGACAGACGTAAAGTCAAGCAAATGACCAGCCACGGCAATTTCGCCGGTGGGCGGGATGGGTGCGGAATCTTCGGGGCCATCGGAACCATCAACCGATTTAACGGCGATAATTTCGGCCCCCGGATTGGCCGGTATCGGGACAATCGACACCTCTAAAACTTCCGCGACCTCTGAAATTAAATTGGCACCGTTTCGGGCCAGTTTTTTCTGCGATTCTGACGGAATATAACCGTACTTTGCCCATAATTCGCGAATCTGGGCGTCGGGTATCCGCACAGGCTTTTTCGCCATAAATGCAATCGACATTTTTCTGACTGCCTTTTCTTTAACCAATTGTCTGACTTCCTGCCCTGATTTCGTGGCAGAGAAAGTCACGTCAACCATCAAGCCGTTTTTATCTTCGGTGGCGTCAATTAAAGTGCCGATAACGGCAGATGTTTTGTTCTGATGGTCGGCAAGCACCATGCCGCCATCAGCCATAAACTCTTTAATGGCACCGTTGAAAGCACCCGGCAGGATAATATCGCCCTGCCGGTCAATGTTCAGGAACCGGGCGGCATAGCCACGAAACGCACCGGGGCCAGAGGCGTTCACGGCTGCCGCCGTGGCCTTTTCGTACTTTTCCATTTGTCGCAACCCTTATTCAGTCAGGATAAACGCGTTTAAACTTTTGGCGTTGCCGATGGCCACGGATTCATATCCGCCCGCTTCGGCGGCTGCAAAGTCGGCATCGGTTGGCTGGATATAGCCACTGGGGCCGGGCTTAACCGGGCTGGGCCACTGTTTGGGCACTTCGTCGTCAAATACTACAACTGTCGTGCAACGGCAACCGGGGTGAAATGGCGGGAATTTCAGGTCTTTATAATTTTCGTTCTTGCCGTTTTTGCCGAATGTGCCACCCTTGCGGATAACC